GCCATCAACATACGCCACCGTAGCCAACGACCCCAAGGTCGCAATGGCGGTAGCCAACTCGGCTGCCGTAATCTTCTTGGTTTCCGTAGCCGACACATCAACAACAGGAAACACATCCGTGCTAGCCGTGCTAGCACCAGTCAGCGCTGTTAAAGCACTTATCTTCTTATCAGCCATTACCAGCCTCCATCAAAATAAAACCATCGTCTTCTAATAGTAAATCTGTTCCATCTTCCTGCTCTAGGTTGTAAACCTGGTAATCGGCATCCGACCAAAACGCATTAGCCCTGTCACCCCAAGTTAATAGATTTTGCGCCTCACCCGACTTGCTTAGTTCAGTGCCGTAAAACTCGTATTGCAACGAACCTCGATACTGTAACCCTTTATCCAACCAATATTGATACAACATGTCTCCCAACGTTGTCAAAGTCGGATACTCCGCCTGTAAAGCAACAAACATTTGGTCGTTAGTTTGACCCACAAGCCCCCGCTGTCCTTGCTGAATCCAAACGCAACTGCTGTTCACTAGCGGCGGAAGCCGCAATCAACTCAGCCAACTGCGCATCCGACAACTCCGAAACCTTACCAGAATGTTCAACCTGCAACTGAACAGGCGCAAGCCGACCAGTAGCCTGCAAATACAACTTAGCACTATTGTTGTCACCATCCAAAGCACGTTGAAACAAATTATCCAACAACTGCTGAGTCCGCTCAGGACTCCCCTGAGACTCAGCAACACGCCTCTCCCAAGCAGCCTTAAACGCAGGCTTCTTCTTCCACCGCCTAAGGGTAGATTCGTCAACACCCTCAACCTGAGCATATTTTTCCTGCGACGAGGGGACACGAGCAACACTCGGGGTGCATAGCCAATCCAAAAATTTTTGTTGTCGGGCATCCAATAATTCAGTCATCAACCTAGTGTGGTTGTTCCCAAATGTTAACAGAAGGTTAAATTTTTGTGACATTTGTGTTACTTTTTTGTAACATTTTAGATAAAACCCCACTGCTGTCTGGGCTGGACGGCGATAATGAGAATGATTCCCATTAGGGAACGGGATGTTTTTAATTAGGGGGGACTGAGGGGGGTCAGTTTCCGACGATTAGATAGCCACCCTGGAGGGGTGGCGGTTTAAGGATAATACTATTTAAACCGTACAGCAAAGACAAAAGAGATTATTATGCCAAAAATAAGAATTGACGGTAAAACTAGACATTACGCTTACACCCCAGAAGGTAAAGCACAATACGAACGTGACAAGGCTGCACTCAAAATGAGTCCTGGGATGCGTTTCCAAGACGGAGGTAGCGGTACAGGTAGCGGAACATACACACCGCCAAAACCAACACAAAAATACAGTTCACGCATAACCTATGCAAACACGCCCAGACCAAGCAGCACTAAACGAAAAGGCAAAAGAAAATACGTTATGCCAACATCGGGAGAGGCTATTAGGAATAGGCGACCCAAACCTTCCGATAGCGGTCTTGGCACTGACGGACTTGAAGGTTTTAAATCCGCTGGAAAAAGAATAGGCGAAAGACTGAAAACAAAATCACGCACTAGGTCAAAATACTAAACAATGGCATATAACAAGCCAGAATTAAGGAAACAAATAGTAGCAGCCGTCAAGGCTGGAACAGCAGGTGGACGTGCAGGGCAATGGTCGGCACGAAAAGCACAACTAGCGAACCAACGATACAAAAAAGCAGGCGGCTCATTCAGCGGTCCCAAAACCGCAGCCCAAAAATCTTTATCCAAATGGACAAAACAAAAATGGCGAACCAAATCAGGAAAACCATCCACCCAAGGACCCAAAGCCACAGGTGAACGCTATTTGCCATCAGCAGCCATCAAATCTTTAAGCAAAAAAGAATACGCCAGAACCAGCGCAGCAAAACGCCGAGGAACCAAAGCAGGCAAACAATTCGTTAAACAACCCAAAACAATAGCCAAAAAAACTGCGAAACACCGATAATGGCAAAACAAAAAATGACCGTCCAACAAGCCTACAAGACGGCAGCATGGACACGCAAAGCAGGGAAAAACCCTACAGGCGGACTAAACGCCAAAGGCGTAGCATCCTACAGACGACAAAACCCTGGGTCTAAACTAAAAATGGCTGTCACCACACCACCCAGCAAACTAAAACCAGGGTCAAAAGCGGCGAAACGCCGCAAATCATTCTGCGCCCGCATGAGCGGTATGCCAGGACCAATGAAAGACTCCAAAGGACGACCAACACGCAAAGCACTATCTTTGCGCAAATGGAACTGTTAAACCATACAAAACTAGGGACTCCGTTCAAAACAACCCCCACCCCTGTTTAGCACAGACAAAACGGGCGGTTCATATACCGCCAAAGCATCTCGCCCTAGACTATTAGAGTCACACGTCCGCGAGGGTGGCGACCCCCCCATGCACCCCCCTCACCGTGTGCGGACGTGTGAGAGGCTTTACGCACTAGCGCCCGCACCCACATAAAGAGCCATAATGCTGTATAATGCCCATAATTTTTTCGGGTCGCTTCATGTGTGCGAGCGGGCGGGGGTGCGTGAGGGAAGTGGCTGTTCTCTGTGTGGGCGGGTATGTGGGCGTGGACGTGTGTGTTGAAGTTCTTGGGGCAGTGTTGTTGGCAACGACGACATGGTGATGCAGTGCTTGGGTGCATGTGCTTGGACGCATGTGTTGAAGTGCTGTTGTCGGGTTGTCGTTGCTGTTCATGGCAACGCCCTAGTCACGCTACGGCGTGGGAGAGTGAGTGAGTATGTCAGTTCCGTTGTACACCAACGTTCACGTGGGCGGTCACGTGATTGCCGTCCCTAACAGGACGGTTCCGCTGTTCGTGCAAGCAGTGCGTAAGGCACGGCTTCAGTACGAGGTCGCCCGAGACATCGAGCGAGAGATTCGCCACGATGAATTGGTCGAATTGATGGACGGTCACACCGTCTGAGTTTGCCCGTTTCTCCTTGCGGGCGGGGTAGCGCTGGTGCGCTTGTTGGGGTTCGATTCCCCACTATCCGCAAAACGTTGGCATGTGCGTCCTCGGACGTATGTGTTGAAGTTGAATATGTGGATTCAGCAATTCCGCTGGGTTCACACTAACGTGCTACGGCACGAGAGAGCAGGTCAGTAATGGCTAAGAAATCAGCAAAGACAACTCCAGCAATCGTGGGTCGGTTTGCAAAAATTGACACCGCTTGGTGTGTTGCGTTTCCTGCAAGCACACCGATTGCGAAGGGGACGGTTGTGAACGTGATGACCGCTGACAAGCGTGAGAAGCAGGTTCGCACCAACTCCGAGGGGGTTGTGTTGTTTGATGTGAAGTCGGAGGCGGTCAGTGCAGAGATTTTCTACACGTTTGACCGTATCGCCAGCAAGTAAAACCCTTCGGGGTTTTACGGGGTCGGGTAGGCACGTAGGTGCTTGTGGTGCAAGTCCACACTACCCACTATTGTGCAATCAAAGCCGAACGACTCACGAAGTCGTCCATATAGTTGCCTATCTCACTTGTGTGTGGTAGTGTCCGTGATTATGACCGTTCGGGTAAGACTTTGTTTGCATAATATGGGTTTGGGCATGTGCCGAGTTTGCAAGGTTCATAACTTTGCCGAACCGCTAGCGTGTGTGACGCTGGAAAGGCATTGTATGGTGTCATAGTTTCATGCACGTGAGGAGATAGTGTCTCCGCAAGTTCAACCATTAGGGCTAGTTTCCTGTGATGTGGTTGTGTTGTGAATCACTGCGGGTAGCAGGCTATAATACACCCCTGCTACCCGTAAACTGTTATATCAACGACAAGAAAAGGGGTAAGTAATGTTATCACGCAAGTATTATAAGGAGTTCGCCAAAATGATTAAGGGGACTCACGAGGGCATATCTTCGGGTATGTTTACGGAAGCGGAAGGGTTGGAATTGTTGGAAAATGCGATGATTCGTTTCTTCGTGGACGATAATCCACGTTTTGATATAACGAAGTTTCGTGCGGAAGCAGGTATCCAATGAATCCGTTGAAAAAAATGGCACGTGTAAAGTGTTATCGGTTGAATCGGTTGTTGGGTGATTCAATTCCCGTAGCGTTATGGCATGCGATGTTTCGCAGGTATTGGGATATTGATTTGCTTGAGATGAACGATTGGTGGTTGTAATGTTTAAGGTCAGGGACTTGTTGGGTCATGCGTTAGATATTGTTTGCCGTGTAACGTGTCACCGTTGGTGTCACGTTATAGGTAAATGGTCGTGTGATTTGTTGGACGAACCATTGAATCAACGTATTGAAGAACATTATTAAACTTGCGGACGTGGACGCAGGTGTTGAAGTACTAGGTTTCGGTTGGCAATTCCGCCAATCGGATAAACAAAACGCCTTAACAGGCAGAGAGCAGGTAATATAATGGCAGGGAAGGCTATGAACGTTATCCGTGTTAATTGCACGGATAAGGTGGCGGTTGTTCAATTCCCGAACGGGAAAGAATATCCGTATCACATTAGGAACTTGGGGAAGAACACGTTGATTGCCATGTATGGTCGTGTGTTTGACCGCAAGTGGGTTGGGAAACCGATGGCGAAAACGCTTGACGAGATTCTCAAAACGGTTTTGGATGCGTGTGCGGAGTACGAGGCACGTGGCGAGACTGTTTTGGTTGCCAAGCCGTTGCCACAACCGACACTACCGACACAACCAACGCAACCAACGTTGCCAACGTCAGCACCTACGGCTTCGCCGTCCGTGCCGACAGGGGACAAGGTTGCCAACGCTGTTCGTGACGTGATTCAGGACGCTTTGCGTTCTGTTGGCGTAGACGAAAACGCTGTTCGGGAGTTGATTGAGTCGGCATTGGTGGTCGAACGCACTCACATTATGGAGTTGTTGCGTGATGTTCGTCCGTTGGTCACTAACGTGGTTTTGCCGTCAGGTGAGACTCGTCCTGTGGAGGGTTTGACTCACGAGATATTTCCGAAGGTTCTTCGTGCGGTTGCATGCGGTGAACACGTGTGGATGACTGGTAGTGCTGGTGTTGGCAAGTCCAAAATTGCTCGACAGGTTGCTCAGTCGTTGGATTTGCCGTTCAGCGCAGAGCCGTTCAATTCGCAGTCGTCCAAAGCGGATATCAAGGGTTACAAGGCTATTAGCGACAACCTGTATCAGTCCACAGGTTTCCGTGACCGTTACGAACACGGTGGCGTGTTCTTGATGGACGAGATTGACGCTAGTAATCCGAACATCTTGACCGTGTTGAACGACGCATTGTCTAACGATAGCATGTCGTTTCCTGACGGTATGGTGAAACGCCACCCCAAGTTCGTTGCGATTGCGGCGGCGAACACGTGGGGTAATGGTGCTACCGCCGAGTATGTTGGTCGTGCGCCGATTGACGGTGCTACGATTGACCGATTCACGATGATGCACGTTAAGATTGATGAACGGCTTGAGACCGAGTTGGTGCGTGGTACGGGGTTGGATATGGAACACGGTTCAACGTGGTTGCATATTGTTCGTACTGCACGGCGTAACGTTGATAAGCACGGTCTGAAAGTGATTGTGTCGCCACGTGCTAGTGTTGGTGGTGCTAAATTGCTTGCAGGTGGATTCACTTGGCAGGACGTTGTTGATATGCGTCTGCTCAAGGGTGTCAAGCCTGACGTAGTGTCGAAGGTTATGGAAGGCGTGTTAGTGCCGAAGGGTACGCCTGTTACGGCGTAATGCGAGGGACGTGACTACCAGTTCACGTCCGTTGCCTTCCCTGCGGGCGTGGACTGGTATGTTAAATGTAGGGCAACAACAACAACGAAATGGAGATATTATGAGACAGTTTACGCATACAATTACTCGACCCAACGGTGGTTCATCTACACCTGTTTGGGTTGAGGAATACGATTCACTGGCAGATTTGTTGGTGGACGCTAAGGGCAACACTAAACGTAGGTCGTCCGATAAACCTGACCGTGAAGAGTGGTGCGGTTCCGCTAGTTTGGACGAAGCCTGCGAGTTGGGTACACGTGGTTGGCACGAGATACGTCCCGAAGTTGATACGTTGATTCACTCGTTGGACAACGTGATTGACTCCACGTTCGGCAACATGTTCGAGACCAAGTTTAATATCACTGGCGATTCGGGTGATATTGACCGTTATCTCGTTGGCGACCCCGAGTGTATGGTTGATTATGTTGATGTGCCACAAACACGCATGGGGCGTGTTGTGCGAATATTGGTCAATGGTACGTGCAATTCGGGTGTTTCGGCACAGACAATCAAACAGCGTGGTGCGATGATATGTTCGTTGGTTGATATCATTAACCGTTTGGGTGTCGGTGTCGAGGTTTACAGCGAGATTGCCACCGAGACTGGCGGTAACTATCACAGTTTGCTTACGAAATTGCATGATTCGCAACAATTGTTGGACATTGATAATTTGATGTTCGCAATTGCCCACCCGTCTATGTTGAGGCGTATATCGTTCTCCAACATGGAAATGTCCAAGTGGGAACATGCGAAGAGGATTATCGGTGGCAGTTACGGTTCAGCGTCTAATTGCAAGTTGAAATCACACGTCAATGCGGACGTTGTGATTGACAACTTTGAGTCGGGTCGAGGTTCGTTCGAGGAAGAAGGTATGAAGTTCATCATGTCCACGATTACGGGATTGGGGTTGATATAATGAACGAGTGGCGTTTGTTTCAGGCGTATCAAGTGTTAGTTGCGTTATGTGTTACAAATATAATAATCAAACTACTACTGAAAGGGTGGTAATATAATGAGTGCAATATCGGCAGTGCTATTTAAGGCAGGTACAAATGTTGAACCCGAACCCGTTGTCGTTGATGGGTTGGGGTCAATTCAGTCATGGGTTGGTGGTAACGTTGAAACGGTGCATATTTCTGCACAAAAACGTGACAGTGATGACTCGTTTGACCTGATTGGTTATTGCGATGATGAGGGGCTGGTCAAGGATTTGGAAATGAATTGGCTTGCCAGTGCTTTGTTCCGTCAGGAAATTCGTGGCAACGTTGTGGTTGTCGGGGACGTTGGTAACGGTGAAATTGGCGATGTTCCCGATACGTTTGTCCAATGGCTGACTCATGCATTTTTGGAACGTGTAGCCGATTCATATAATCAGGCATCGCTCGTCGCTGCAATTATGGAATACGCCGTCGAAAACAACCTTATCCCTAAGGACGAAATCATGGAAGTGTTGAAAGCCATGAACGGTGATATTGATAACGGTGAACAAACGGGCGAAACGATACAGAAACTCAATGACCTGTTGGAGAAACTGTTGAAAGCGGTTCAGTTGCACACCGCAGACGAGGACGGGGCAGAGTTGGTTAGTGAAATCGAACAATTCCTCAAAACAGAAACGGAGAAATAATGAAAGCACCGATTGAACGCAAGTTGTATCCGAAAGGATATTATGAATGTTCGTTATGCGGACGTGGCGTGGAAATCCACGTCCGCATGACCGACAAACCCACATGCACCAAACATGGGGCTATGCAATTATCTAAAAAACCTGACGGTTTCGGAAAGGAATCGGAATGAATCTTTATCGTGGTACGTTTAGCATTGCGTTTGATGTTTATGCAAAAAACGAAGAAGAAGCCGAAAACTTTTTATACGAAGAGTTGGACATGAGTATAACGCACGGCATTAGCGCAGCAGCGTTTGCATTACATGACGACTTGGATATACTGATAGAGAATACGGAAGAACACACAGATGAAGATACATACAGAAACGGAGACAGATAATGATAACAATTAAATGGCTAGGCGAAGATATCAAACAGTACCGTCCCGATTGGACGGACGAGGAGTGCGATTATGTTATGGAACAAATCGGCACTGTACTCAGTGAATTGTCCATTGAATATGGACACGAAATATTGGAAGGGTTGATTAAAGCGTTTGAACGTGACGCAGATGATGATTGGCAGGACACAATAAAATGGTGATAGAACAATGCGGTGTAGAATCACACGAACAGACGTGTTTGTGTGACGTTCGCCCCGCCCAATCGGTGATGGTGTCTAAAGACGCCGTGTTCGACATGTGGCAGGGTGAACGAATAGCGGAAATCTTGGGTTACGTCAAAGGTCGGGAATGGACTAACGAAACAATCCTAGAATATTTGGAAACATTGTTGTATGTTCACGACCTGTGGGCGGATTATGGCGGAATTTATTATGCCAACGAATCCGATATTGTACCGTTACGGTTCCCCGAATCTTACACCAATTTACAAAAATGGAAACTGATTCGTGACAGTGTAATGGCTGCCGCCCACCAACACCCGATGCTGCACGTTATAGATATATTGAAACGGTTGGACGTGACATTGGAACAGTTCATTTGTGCCGTCAGCATAAACAAACATAAACATGTTATGACGGAAGAAGAGTTCCGAAACTTCAGTACGCAAATGATTGAGATTGAAGGAAAAGGTTATGCCAGTATTGCCCGTTTGTTCCAAACAGGCAAATCTACCATGACTTATTGGAAAAAACTATTCAGGGTCAGCAGGGACATCAGGAAGTCAAATAACGGAAAGGTATACTAGAACCATGAGAAAAAACGAAACAACAGAAGAAACAAAAGAAAGATTACGTGTTTACAACGAGAGAAAAAACGAAACAGCGGAACAAACAAACGAAAGATTGCGCAAACACAGACAAAAAGTTTACAACGAAATCAAGAACGACCCCAGTGAAAAAGCCCAACAATTATGGGCTAAATTGAAACTGGAAATGCCCAACATAGAGAGCCTTCTATGAAGATTGTCTCTGCTGTTATTGTATTGACTATTGTATATATTCTATTAATTAACTTCTAGAAAGGAAAATAATGCGGGTAGATGAACTCAATAAAGTTGTTTACGTTAGACAGTCTTGGCTTGGAGACATGGCTATTTGTCCCGAACGTGCCAGACTCGGTTTGGTACGTCCAGAGTTTCGCTCTGGGTCAGACGCTACCATTATAGGTACTGCAATTCATACAGGTATTGAAGCCGTCCTGAACGGCACGGCTTCAAACTTTCTCGATATGTTGGACGTTGTTGCAAACGATTATGAATCGTTAGAAACAACGGATTACAAGAAAACCAATATTGTTCAGGAAGAAATCCCACAATATTTGGAGTCAATGTCCAAAGCGTTTTATGATAGCATTTTGCCAAAAATCAAACTTGGTGGCAAAACCGAACACCCATTTAAAGTTCCGCTGGGTATTGATGTGGACGGTTATGCGATTTGGCTCGAAGGTACAATAGATTACTTGGACGATGACGGTGTTGTGTGGGATTGGAAAACCGCCAAACGTTCTTATAGTCAATCCACTAAACAGAAGTCTGCTATTCAGCCAACTGTTTATACTTATGCGGTATCTCACGATACCGACATTGAGCCGAAGTTTAATTATGGTGTAATGATTCGGCAACTAGACCCGAAAGCGCAGATTGTGCCGATTCATCGGGGTGCTGGGCATTGGAATTGGTTGAAACATCATGTTCGTGGGGCTGTAAACGTAGCCCTTAAAACAGGTGTAAATAATCAATGGGTAACAAATGATGAAAGTGCGTTATGTTCAGAGTCATGGTGTTCTTTTTGGAGTGTCTGCAAAGGTGCTTACAATTGCCATGACGTTGAATAAGGGTATGCTATAGTTAGTAACAACAACAACAGATAGGAGATAGTTATTAATACCGTAAACAGAGACCAATCAATCGTGATTCAGGTTGCAGGTAAAATTGCTGCCGATATCACACCAAAGACGGACGATGTTCAAACGAATATCGCCAACTTTGTCTTGGCATTAGACGCAACAGTAGATGCGTTGTTCGCCAAAATGGGCATGACAAACGCAACGCCGACACAGGAAGAAATGTTGGTTCAAGCGTTTCCAAACAGTCAGGTTGTGACACAGCCAGCACAACCGACGTTCCAACCAGCGCAAGGCGGTCAAGTCCGTATCAAAGGTAAACAACACGGTCCGCTTCCTGAGTGGTTGAACGCCGAATGTGCAAAGAAAGGTGTTACCGAAGTTTGGGATAACCGTGACGGTTTGGCGGTCAATCCTAAACGTCCTTGGTTCAAGTCCACCACAGGTCAGGAAGCGTTTTGGGAACCACGAGTTAGGCGGTAACCCGTGACCGACCCCGATTATGTGGGTCGTTGGGCAAAGTTGGGGCGTGGGGAAGTTCTCCCCACGCCTGACTTGTCTAATGCGCCTTTATCGTATTACACACCGTTACACAAAGCCGCCGATGATTATGTTCATTGGGCGCAAACACCACAAGAAAGAATCTATCTAGGTTTCCACGAAATAGACGCACAGATGCGTGGTATTGCGCCATCGGAAATGTGCATTATAAACGGCTACAGCCATAGCGGTAAAACTTTGGCGTTGCTACAAATCCTTGTAGCCAACAAAGACAAACGAGTAATCTACTTTTGCCCCGACGAACCACGCACATTGACGTTAATCAAACTCGCTTGTGTTACACACGGCATTGACGCAAACATATTAGAACAACGTATAGCCGACAACGACAAACAATCTATCGAACTGTTACGCAACACGGCATTACAACACTTTCCTAATTTGGCGGTGTTCGACCAAACCGTATCGTTGATTGATATGGAACGTGCATTATCGGAAACAATAGACGTATTAGGCGACCCACAACTAATCGTTGTGGACTATTTGGATTTGGTAACGGGCGGTGGGGAAGATGTCCCGTCCAAAGCCAACAGCATTAAAGCGTTCGGTAAACGTCACAATATTCCGTTAATCGTTTTACATCAGTCCAGTCGCACAGCAGGTGCTGACGGACGCAAAATGACTATTAGTTCAGGTGCTTACGGTGGTGAACAGCAAGCAACACACATTGTCGGTGTACGCCGTAAACGATTCGAGATAGAAGGACATATCCGTGACTTGCAAGAAAAACTAGACAAAGCGTCAAACGCTGAACGAATCATGTCCAAGATAGAAGAACTGCAATATAATTTGCGTATCCACATGGATACGGTCACGTTAAACTTGGTCAAGTGTAAACGTCCTGCGTCTATTTTGTTGGACGACATGGACTTTTTGATTGAGGCAGGGACAGGGCGATTGAAACGGTTGGAAAACGGGGTGTTACCATATCGCCTCGACAACAATATTGTGCAATCCGAAGCAGAACAATTAACTATGCAAGAAATATTAACCGACTGGTGATAGGGGGTATATGATAGATGATAAATTACTGGACAATTATATAACGTTGTTTCGTGGACGTGGTGACGTTTACGGCATGGACAGTGGCGGTTGCGCCAAATTACCACTTAATCGTGGCACATTTGAACGTCACCTGAAAGGTTCGGAACGTATCGGTGTTTATCCGATTGTTCCCATAAACGACATACCGTCAGTAGTGTGGGGCTGTTCAGACTTTGACCTAGGATTAGAACAATCATTACAACAGGCACGACAACTACATGACGCACTGCAAGCAGGCGGTGTAACATCGTGGATAGAACGTTCACGTTCCAAAGGTTACCATGTTTGGGTGTTTGCCACTGAACCAGTGCCAGCAGAAACTATGCGCCACATGTTATTGGCGGCACATCAGGTCGCTGACGTGCCAGCCACAGAAGTAAACCCGAAACAAACCACACTCAAACACGGACAATACGGCAACTATGTCCGCCTACCGTACCCCAACTATATTGACGACACCACACAGAACCAACGAGTTCTAAACCCCAACGACTTCCAATCAGTTTTGCACATCTGCGACTTTGTTTCTATGGCTACCGCCAATCGCACCACACCAGCCGATATCACCCGCCTCGCTGCACATTATAAACCCGCCGTCAAACCCGTACCTGGGATTACCCACACAGAATACGATGCCTCATTAGACGAAGCCATGCAAGTTCTGTCTCCGCTAGGCAAAGTCATTTGGCGTGACGGACCGCTACCGTCCAAAGACCGTTCATCAACCCTGACTAAACTCGGTTACGAGTGCGTCAAAGCAGGACTCAATCCAAGCCAAACCAAAATCATTCTCAAAACCGCCGACAGGCGGTGGGGCAAATATCATTTACGTGCCAACGGCGAACTAGAAATAGACAAACTTGTAATACGGGTACATTCGTGACAACAATCTTAGCGATACAAGGCGAAGATTATTGCGCCATAGGTTCAGACAGCCAATGGACGGACGATTATGGGCGTGTTGGCAAAATGACACAATCAAAAATAATTACCGTAGGCAAATACTTCATAGGCGTAGCAGGTGATACACGTGGCGCAAACATTATACAACATGTGTATAATCCGCCGCAATTGCCTCCAAAACTTAGCGGCGCAAAACTAACAAAGTTTATAGTCAGCCAATTCATACCAGCCTACAGAGAATGTTTGGAACAAAACGGTTTAGGGCTACCACAATACGAATCCAACCCAGCAGAAGCCTCAATAGACTCTTTGGTGTGCGCCAACGGGGTCATCTACCAAATAGACGCAGACTACAGTACAGAAATGGACACAAACAACCTGTACGCCATAGGTTCGGGTGCGCATTATGGTCTTGGTGCTATGCAAATGTATGCCAGCAACAAAAAAATAACACAAACATCGGCAAAACGCGTTTTGATAAAATCATTAACTATCAGTGCCAGATTCGACAACGGCTCTGGTGCGCCATTTCACACTTTTATACAAACTAGGAAAACATGAAAAAACACAGCCAGTTCATAGAAACAAGACCCGTCCCCAAAGGGCGACCACGTATGACTAGGCGTGGACGTGTCTATACACCAGCCCGAACTTTGGAGTCTGAAAATATTATTCGCACGGCGTACACTGGACCAAAATATAAAGGTGACGTAATGTTGATTTGTACGTTCAGCAAAAATGGTATCGCCGTAAATTTGCATCCGCTTGCGAACGGTACAACAAAATTGCGTGGCGACCTAGATAACTACATAAAGTTGTTGATGGACGGATTGAACGGTGTCGCATGGCAAGACGACAAACAAGTAACTGTTATAGTGGCGAGTAAAGAATGAGTAAAAAATCCGACTACGACATAGGACCAATGCCTCACGATTGGCAAACAGATTTATCGTTCGGTCACAAAGGCGAAAAACTTGTTGCCGAATTTTTGGAAAAAATTGGCAACGGTGCGTTCGAAGTTAAAACTGACCGTTACCGTAATGGTCGCATGGTTGTTGAAATGGTGCAGAATCCCCGTCGCCGTCTTGACAACAACGGGGAACCATTATGGCAACCTTCAGGTTTAGCGGTGACAAAAGCCGAATGGTGGGTATATGTGTATGCCCTAGACGGTGCGTTTGTCGTTGTGTCTGTGCCACGATTGAAACGTTATCTCAAAGCGAACAAAGACAAATTTAATCCGAAAATGTACCACAAGTTTGCGTGGCGTAGCGGTAACCCCAGCATGGGGTATTTGTTGCAACCCGAAGATGTTATGGACATGATGATAAACGAAAAGTATGATTCCTGAAGATATCCCTAATCAAAAGAAACATCATTCTGACGACATAGAGTGGTTGATGCAACCGTATGCGGTTGCCCACGATTACGATGACGATATTGCGTTGCTTGACGCTGTGGCTGAAACCGTTGCATCTATGAACGAAACCGATAAGCAGATGATATACTTGATTTATTATGAACGTAAAACGTTTCAACAAGCGGCACGAGAAGTGGGCATATCGGCAAAGTCTCATGCGTGGCGCAAAACCAAATCGGCGGTAAATAAACTGGAAGTATTGTTAAAACAAAATCCAGTTATCATGGAAATATTAAACAACAAATACGGAATAGTAGGAGATTAAATGAAACCGACATACACCACATTCAATAAAGCGGCTGACGCAGCGTTGACGAAACTGAGGCAGGAAGCCTCGACAACGTTGCCCGACCCCAAAATGTTCAAACCAATAGAAACCTATATCAGCAAGTGGATAAAAAGTTTACAACTCGGCAACGCCGAAGAATCCGACAACGAACTAGCGGTCTTGGTATTAGAACGTGCAGGTGTTCAAGCATTACAATGGTTGTTAGATAATCACCCGCCGTTCGAACACAACGAAATGGTACAACTGCTGTGCCGTAAACAACACGATTACGGACACAACAACATTACCAACTTTGGTATCATCGGTGTCGCTATTCGTATCTGCGACAAAATTGCACGTATAGACAACCTGAGTAAACG